TTTTGGGAACGATAACCTTCACTTGACTGTCATTATAAATTAACTCAGCTTGACCGGTATTAAAGAAGTTTTGTTCTTCTTTATTTTCTTGTTCTTTATTCGAAGTAGTTTCTTTTTCCTGGTATTGGTCAACAATTTCTTCTAAAGAAGTAAGTCCTTTAATTTGATTTATATCTCGAATAGTTAGTGGCGGAGTTAAATTTGGTTTTTTGAGCAAAGCCTTGTATTTTAATAACTCCGGAATAGCTCGACTTGCAATGTCTTCATATCGATTGATTCTATTATTTGCGTAATTAAGAACAAGCCAAAAAGTTAATTCTTTATTGCCCGTCGGATCTAAATCCGAAATATTTTTAATTAAATTATCAGAAGATAAATTTTTTGGCGCGGATGAATCTGACTTGGATTTAATTTGTAATTTGTTTCCAAAGCCATTGATTAATCTTTTCTCGTTATATTCAAATAATAGTTCTGATATTTTCATAATTGTATTTATCTTTCAACAAAGAAAAAAGACGACCACCTTCGTCTTTTTTCAATGTAAAATTTAGATTATTCAAATATCTTATCGATTACTTTACTCTTAAAATAAGGATGGTCCTTATGAACAAAAAATCTATCAATTTTACCTTTTACAATTTCCCATTCATTGGACATTACTGTACCATCTCGTAATAATACTTTGTAATCTCTATAAACAAAAAATTCAATAATTTCCTCAACGCTATGACCAAATCTTTTTGGTTGGGCGGGAATCATCTCGGCTTGTACAACGGGTTTCCATTTATCGATTGTTTGTTTTGCACCGAGTAAAACATCATATTCAAAACCCTCGACATCCATTTTAATAATATCGACATCAGAAAAATTAAATGAATCTAGTGTTTTAACATCAACCGAAACTTTTTCTGGAACAACTTTGGATGGACGTTTAGATTTAACTGTAGGTTCCAGGAAATTATGACCAGAATTATTTTTTTGAATAATAATTTCTGTTTTATCTGCTTTAGAACCTAATCCATATGGATAGGTATGAATATCAGATGCAATGGTCATATCTGCCCATCCATCACCTACAGGAAACCATCCCTTTTTGAATTCTTTTTGAGTTTGATTTTTTGCAATATCAATATTTTTAATAGCTAAATCATATGTTTGTGGAGTGGGTTCAAATCCATGAACTTCTTTAGCCCAGGTCCCATATTCAATAGTATTTGTACCGATATTCATTCCAACATCAATAATTGTCCGTGCATTGGGGCATAATTCACGCAAAAATTTAACATTTCCGCCTTGAAACGGACCACCGGCCAATCGTTGTCGAAAAAATACATCATCTCTATAAAACCATATTTTTCTACCGCATGAATTTGTTAATAAATCTATTTGTTCCGTCATTGTTCTCCATCAAAAAATTTTAGGTTTATTTTTACCGCGGCCACTACCTGATATTTTAACACCTTTTTCCCGAATTAAATTAACTATCATTTGTGGTGATTCTTCAAACAACTTTTCTAAATCGTTCTTTGTTATGGATTCTGTTGTATCTAAATTATAGATTTCGTAAAATCTTTGACTATTTACCTGCGCCCTTAGTTCCATTATTCGAATAGCATCTTCCGTTTTCTTTAATTCTGTGGGGATATCAGGCATTTCTTCATCGGCTAGCCGAGCGGCAACACAATCATTTTCATATTTTTTATATTCTGCAAGATCAATTGGAATTATACATTCTAATCCATCTTCGCACCACATAATTACAAATTTATTCATTTTAACCTTTCTAAAATATTTGGAAGAGCGAGTTATAGCAGGACAATAATCAACAATCAACAAACAATCATCAACAAACAATTGCAATGCCTATTCCCGAAAAGCAATATACAAGATTATTTAATTTCGGATCATGCATTTAAAGGTATGTAGATCGTTTTAAACGATCAAATTGCTATTCTCATTTCCCTTCCAAATAATTTGGGTTATGCAAAAACGCCACATAATCCAAATTTTTAAATAATATTAAACGAAATTAAAAGGGTCGATGCACGATCTGATAATTCGATATGATTAGAAACATTGAGTTCTAAAATTTCATCATTAATTTTTTGTTTTTGCCGTGATAATTCAGCCAACTTAGTTTCGAAAATAGTTAATGCCACATTATCCAAAATGCCGGTGGTTACGTCTGAATTATATCGGTAATCCCCCGCAGAAGAATTCTTTAACTTACCAATTAGTCCAATCAATACATCCCTATCGGTTTGCAAAAAAGATTTATTTGCAACTTCACGATATAATTGAATTAATTTTTCAGATTCAGCCAACCTTGCAAGTTTTGCGTTAATACCAACTGCGGCATTAACTTTTCCAAGAGATGAACGAATTTCATAAAATACCTCATACAATGCCTCTTTAATAGAAATATCTATTTGCAAAGTTTCTGCGGCTCTTGCAATAGTGGTATTAATTACTTGAAATTCATTCAATTTAATTGTGGGTGTCAATGTAATGCTATTAATCTTATCCAAAATCAATGATTGAATTGCTGATGCTTTTCTTAACGTAAGTTTCATATTTTTCTCCAAAAATTTTTTTGTTTAAGTCCATAACGATTGACGAATTTTAATCAGCCGGCATAACATTTCAGTGTCTTCGAGTTCATATTCTTCTTCAATTTTACGTAATTTTTCTAAAATCTCATATTCACCATTCTGCCGTTTAGAACTAAATGCCGAGTGAGTTTCACACCATTCAAGCCAACCTGATACTTCGTAAGGATCTTTTCGATTGGCATATTTTTGAGTATACCATATATATAATTTCTTAATTTCTCTTGCCGACACAGCCTGTGAAGTTAATTTACCAAAAAGATCATCCTTTTCAGCTATACCATCATCTTTTCCATAACGTAATTTACTTGCCCAATTCAAAGAAGCAATACCGGCTTCTTTATGATTATGACGGGTAAATGGCCATTCAAATCGAGGAATATTATATTTAATCTGATCTTCATCGGACCATGCAAATTGATAAGCAAGATCAATTTCGACAAAATTAACCAATTCATCAAATAAACACGGCAACATACGATCGGATATTTCTGTCCATTGTCCACGTTTAATATGAGTTTTATGAGCGGTTAATGCGTGAGAGTGAGAAACAAATCTATTTTGAATATAACATTCTAAATTATAAAATACCTGGCACGGCAAATATAAAAATCGTTGAATTTTATCCAATGCTTCTTCCGCTATCCAAAAACGAATGGGATGAATTGATTGAACTGATTTTCTCCATTCTTCCCATTCTTCGTGTGTTCCGGAATTCGGTTTATTACCAAGTATCCATTTTGCGAATTTTGTGCATGACCAATGGTTAATTATCACTTTTTGTCTCCAAAACAATGGTTACATCGATTTTTTAATTCGATTTTATTTTTATTAATATCGAGTTTACCATTTTCGCCGGTATAAGATACGTCAAAGATCAATGGACTATGATGATTATATCCTCGACGAACCAATTCTTTCGCCAAAATGTCATGTCGATTGACGATGTTGTCGACTTCTACTAAACCGGTATTAACATAACCCAAAATATTTTTATTTTTACGCAGTGAGCCGATAAACATATGCATTTCTACATGTTCACCGAGCAAATGTGTTCGACAAAGCTGTGTTGGATCAGTTCCCCACATTCTCATTATGTAAATATTTTAACATTCTTTTTTCATTTAGTCAAGAACAATTTTAAGAATTGGATTTACTAATCGAAGCCAACAGATTTTTCATTAAATCTTTTTTATTTTCCGAAACTTGTGGTGAATTTGACACCTTAGGACCGTTTTTAATTTGCGATAAAATATTTGACCCAGTCATTGTTGATTCTGTATTTTCACCTTCAGATGAATCTGTAATCCTTAAGGAATCAACATTAAAATCCATATCAACTTTATTACCAACTCCGGAACTATTACGCGTCTTCATAAATTGAAACTGAATTTTTCCACGTTCTTTCATCGTTCGTGAAGTAAAAATACCGAACATATTATCGCATGAATTTGCTTTTGAAATACCGCCAGCAACATTTCCCAGATTGAATTCGATTTCATCAAACGAACTACGATTTAACTGTGAAGCGGAAACTCCAAGAGAATTTAATTCGATAAAGAAATTTCTTAATTCCTCACTCAATAATTTATCTTTTATAAACATATCGCTTAGATCCACTTTTGCTCCACTGGGCATCATCAAATCTAAATAATCTACCAAAATAAAATCTATTTGATAATTTTCCTGAATCATCAATTCTCGTACATATGCTCGTAAATCATTAACCGTACTACCGGCAGGCAAAAATTTAATTTTTAATCTACCTGATTTCTTTCCCAGCATTGCTACTTTTAATTCAACATCATCAAGGTTTTTAAAAATTTCTCTGCTACCAATGCCGGTTAACATACTATCTAATCGCATTGCTGTAAGATCTTGACTCAATTCTAATGTAACATAAATGCCATTTAATCCGGTCTCAATCCAATTACATGCCAAATTTTGAAGCACAACCGATTTACCTGCACCTGGACCACCAGAAAAAATTTCTAGCTCACCCCTGTTAAATCCACCGTACAAATACTTATCAACCGTTGACCAACCGGTACTAACCTGACCATTAGATTCTTTTAGGCGTAATAATCTCGCACGTGGATCATGAAAATAATCAATACCTAAATCACGAGTTAAACTAATTTGAACCGCATCTTTAATTAATTTTTCAACCGGCCCGAAGTCTCCCTTTTCCAATAAATCTGCTGATTTTAAAATAGCCCGTTCTAATTCAGCAATTCGTGTAAATTGTTCAAACTCTTCCAAAAACCAATCGATATGACCTTGTAAAATATTTTCAATAATATCTAATTTGAGTCCTGATACTGCCTTAATTTGTTCTATACTTGGAATTGCAGAATGTTGTTGTGCATGTCCATGTATAAATTTAGCTGCCCCGCGTAAATGACGATCAAAATTTTCCGGATTAAAAATATTTTGAACTCGAGTATATAATGTACCATTACTTACAATGAAGTCCAAAAAAATCTTTTGAACATCAGCATTACTTTTGGTCATTGCCATTTAATTTTTTCTCTCGTATTTTGTTTAAATACAATTTTTGCTTAATTTTAATTAAAAGTGAATTATCAATTACATTATTTAAAATATGTTTAATAACAAATAATGACCCATATCTAACATATGCATCATTTATATCTTTAGAATCCCATTCCGGAAAACTAACATTCCAATCATTATCAATCGCTGTATTTAATAAACTATGTTCTGACATCGATAATCCGGATTTATCCAAATCTGGTACCACAATGATTCGCTTGTCCAAATCATTAATTAAATCTATTTGTTCATCACTTATTTCATTATGGCAAACCGCCAGTCCTTTAATACACATTGCATCAAATAATCCTTCAGACAAAATAACCCATTCATATTCTGGTTTAATAAAATTCAATCCATATACAAAAGGCATTGTTTGCTTCATTATAAATCTATTTTTTTCATTTGGATTAATAGATCTAGCAGAATACCCAATAATTGTATCTTGATAAATGAAAGGAATAATTACACGACGCCGATATTGAATTGAAGAAGATACCAACAAAGGAAACTCATTATAATTAATTCCCCGCGATTCTATATACTTTATATGATCTTCATATTGTTTAATGTTAGTTAATAATGTCGTATCTGAAGGTAACTCAATCGATTTAATTTTTCTAACATTAATAGTTGTTTCAGAGCCGGTTAACTCAGATAACTTTAAACTCTCTAATTTAAGTTGGGAAATAACATCATCATCTATTCCCAACCAAGATAAAAGTTTTAAAAATTTTGGATAAATAGGTTTTCCCGGTGTAAAATTAGCTGAAAATCCACAATTAAAACATTTAATAGTTACTGATTCACCATCAAATATTTTTAATCCACAACGACCCCGAGTATCTTTTGTTTGTCCTCGATGCTCACAACACGGAGCATTTCTTGAAATCCATCCCGATGGTGGATGGGAAACTCTTGCTAAATGCCATCTATCCCATATTGTCTGAGTTACTAAATTCATTACTTAATTATATATGATGCAACTATAAAAATCAAACTCTTATATTTCCATCAGAAACAAAACCCGAAACAGATACATTACCATTTCCCGATGGGTCGGCATCTGCTAATAAAAATCTACCCCATGCAAACGACCCTACCAAATTTTGAAATATAAATCCTGATTGATTAGAATAATTTGTAACAGATACATTTGCCCAATCAGTATTTGTCGGAGTTGATACCAATGTCGCTTGACCAATTAAATTTCCGCTGTATGATTGAAGATTGCAAGACATTGTAGCAACGGTCGAGTTAATAGGACGATTAGTCAAATCAATTTGATTACTAACAACTCCAACTCCAGTAACATCTACAAAGTCTAAAGGCAGCGCGTCTGCATAAGCTAGAATTGGACCTTTGGAAAGCTTAGTTGTTAATCTGCTTCCCGAATGATCATTTATATAAATTGGAAATACATTACCCCCCGAATCAATCGCTCTTAAAGCAATTTCATAATATCCAAAATCCAAACCAGCCAAATCATTTGCGGTATAAAAAACTTCAACAATTCCATTAGCACTATCAATATTTGCCGCAGTTTGTGTAACTAATTCATTTTCTGTATTGGGTTCAAATAATCCCGCCTGTATTGACACATTAGATACATCAACTCGTTTTTGATCCGAATTTAAACACTGAATTTTAATTGGATTATTAACACCCGAAAAAATAGTAAGTGGATTAGAATACACAATAGTCTCCTGATTCCAGCCAATATTATCAAATCCGACGATTTGTGCTCGAATTCTAGGCTCTTTATTTTCAAAATATGTTTTAATAGTTTGCATGTTATTATTTATTGCGCGACCATCTTCTTTAACTGCGATTGTTCCAATTCATTCATCTAAAATCCTCGTACAATCTCAATTTCATCGGCGGTTAATTGATCTCCCCACCCAGAAAAATTAAAATGAGCCTCTTTGCCCGTCAATTCTTTAAATGCTCTTTCAACTGCCGATCTCATTGGTAAATCTGATCCAGGAGGTATATCAAAATCTTCTACGTTACCTATTTTACACGACCATATTCTCATTGAGACAACCTCATGTAGGTACAAACTGATTCGGTAGGATATTGAATATTCTTAAATGCCTCGAGATTTTGACTAATAGCAGCAAACTGAACCATCTCGCACGGATTCTTTATCCAAAATATTGCAAATCCATTTTGTTGAACTGCACACATTTGCAGAGGTATCGATTTGTAAGAAATATACCTGATACTATGGGGATCCTTTTGTACTTCGAAATATTCTCTCTCAGTATTTCTTGCAATTCCATCTGAAAAATCTAAATCGTTACATTCTCGATGCATAAACCTCCGGTATAAATACTTCGGTTAATCTATTATTATTGTGGGTGGGCATGTCCAATTTATTTGAAACTCTTACATTAAAATTTCCATTTTTATCGGTTATTTTATATGGATCAAATCAAGATGAATTTGTTGGTATAATTCAAAACGTTGATCCAATTGTTACTGGATTTTATGATGTAAATTTATTAAAAACAGATGAAGAAAAACGATTATTTTTAACTCTTGGAGAAAAATGGTATTTTGAATCCAATCGGCAATTACCTATTAATATCTATTTGAGAGCCGAATGGGTAATTTTCAGTAAAATTTTTCGAACATTTATAACCAAGGAAACTACCATAATTCACGGACCCGAAACATCGTTATCTAATTTATCTCAAAAGAAAAGACGCAGATCAATAACAGTTATTAAAAAAATTTAATTAAAATCCGTTATCTTCTAATAATCTAATCTGCAAGGTTATCGCAATACTATATGAAATTGCGTGAGCTCGCTTAAATGAATATTCGTCGGACTCTTCTTTCCTCCAAACGGATTTTTCAATAATATCCCAGGGCAATCCTTGTAAATATTTTTTACCGGGCCTAATAATTGCTAAAAACATCGATAACTTTTCAATTGAATCAATTGGTTCAGCCAATTTTTTAATCATATCAGCATAATTTCCGATATGAATTAAATGTTTAACAAATTCTGCATCCAATAATCTATTCCAATGAATTGGTCTATCTAATAATTCATCCATGTATTCCTGGGATTTTATTTGGGAATATAAATGATTATTAAGTATATCTAATTTAACATATCCTAATTCTTCGGCTTTTTTATAATCAATACTCGACATGCCTGTTAAAACATCTTGCGGGATCGCCGTTATATAAATGCCTGAATTATGCCTGCTAATATTACCTATTTTATCTACAATTGTTGCAGGAGTATATGCTATACAAGACAATAACTGATCACGATTACCAAAATCTAAATCAATATCTGCTTGCAATATTGGCATTATAACCCTGCTTCCAAACATGTTTTTGTAATTTCATTTTTTTCTTCATTCATTTTTTCAAATCGAACAGCCCATCGAGATGGATTAATTACTCCCCAAACAATTTCTAAATCTCGCTGTTCTAATTGTTCCAACCATTTTTTTCCACTTTCTGAACAATAAACTACCCATCCACTTATTAGCGCACGAGATACATCCCACAAAATTCTTGCTCCACCGGCTTCTCGGAAATAATCATTATAATTTTTATTATTTTCTTCAGCCCATTCAGACATTGTAGTAATACTACGATCTAATGCATCCCATTCATTTTCCAAAAAGACAATTTCCTGTATCCAACATGAATAAATTTCATCCTTATTCCATTTATCAATCTGAATATTTCTTTCCAATAACCAATTTAAATATTGTGTCGGTTTTAAACAATGTACATCGATAACAAAATGTCCCCATCGAACACATGCTAAATAAAAATCACTTTTTCTAAAATCTTCTTCCTTTAAATTATCACCTTTTCGTAATGTTTTTGAAATAGCTAAAAATGCTTCTAAACCATATCGACAATATATTGTATCCTTTTGTTGAAATCGACGCCGCTGTTCACACATATGAGCGAACAGAGTTTTCTCTGTTGAAAAAATTCGATTACACCATTGACATTGATGTTCTCCTTTAATAATTAATTCAACTTTCTTAGGGTTATGTTTGTTAATATATTGAGGCTTTATTTTTTTACCTTTTCCGGATCCAATCCGTTCGACTCCAGCCATTTCATTATTTCCTCTTCACTATTAACTTTCATAATTAGATCAATATCACTGCTCTTACATTTCGGTAAAAGTTCTAATAATTGATTTTTTAATTTATTACTTTCTTTTTTAACAGTGCCCAACCAGTAATGTTTTTGATTGCCAATACCCGGGGAAATTGTGCATAAAGTCAACCACTGCAATTTTTTATGTTTAGATAAATCCCATAAATTTACATTAGCAAATTCATTAGATGCAACTGTATAAAATTGCCCCAATTCTTCCCCATATACACAAGAACCCCACCGAAATAAAATGAAAGGTGAAAATTTCTTCTTTTCCTCTTCATCTAAACTATCATAATAATTGTAATCTTTAGAATCAAATGCTTTCATCTCATTTCCAATGTAAAGTTTACTATTATAATCTACAGGCTTCTTTTTTTCTTTTGTCTTTGCCATATAATTAATTATACGCTACCATGCGTTAGAAATTTTAATAATTTCTAAAGATTTTGGAATATCACGTACCAAATAAATGCACGGTGGTTTTTCAACATCCAGCAAAGGAACGCAAAGTAATTGTCCTAATTTAGTTTTCGGTACAAACCATTTTGTTGATTGATACACGTCTTCAATATCAACCGAAAGATAATCGGCCGTAAAAGAACTCATAGGATTTAATGAAAACGCTTTAAAATCTCTACCACTTAAACTAGTTATCGGATTAATTTCCAAATCACCGTGCGATGGTTCACCAATCAATAGTTGATGATCTGCCGGTACATTTAAAAAAATAGTATCCTTAACTCGCCCATGCTTAATCTCAAATCTTAATTTAACTGTTGCAGCATAAAAAGATTCTAGCATAACTAATGGTTGACAATAATAATCAGCTTCACCGGTCTTTAATGAATTTTCAAAAACCCAAAAATGCATATCCACTTGTTCGGGGATAAGATTTAAATCAACAACTTTATTCTCTTCAGATAAAATAAACATATTATAACTCCTAATTATTTTTGCCACGTTATTTTTTCAATAGTGTATGGAAATTCTTGTTCAGAATAATATTTTTTTCTCGCCGATAAATGTCGCTTGCTAAATTTACAGGTTGAACAAATATCAAAAATGTAGGCATGATTCTTATCTTTTGCCATACGAAGAGATCTTCCAATCGATTGTACGACTCTGACGAAACTCTTACCAATTTCAATCAAAAATAAATGATTGATTCGAGGAATATCTAATCCGACTGCGGCAATACCAGAAGTTGCAATAATTACTTTATTATTTCTGGTTGCCACTTCATCATATTGTTCTTTACGTAATTTTGATTTTGATGCACCAGAAAGGAAAATTGAATTCGGTATCAACCCTTCTAATATTTTTCCCGACTCCTTTCTACCGACCAATACCAAAACATTACCGGTAGTTGACGCGTTAATAATTAAATCTGATATAAATTTTAACCTATCAGGATCATTAACTAAATAATCTAATTCTGCCGGATAATCATTAAAAGCCTTGGTATCTATTAATTGCAAAATCTTAACATCACATTGACTAATTAACCCTTTATCTTGCAATTCAGAGGTTGTTAATTTATGTAACACATCACCAATTGAAATAGTAAGATTAATCATGTCAAAAGATTCTTTTGGAATTGTTCCTGTAAATGCCCAACGTATAGGAACAAATTTTAACGGAGAATCACATAATAACTTTTTTAATTCCATTCCA